CGCCCGCAGCTCGGTCGATGAATTTGGTCAGGCCGGAATCCAGGTCGCCCAGGGTCCGGGCTTTGTCCCCCAGGGTCCCGGAGGCGTCGGACACTTCCCCCAGGGCCTCGGCCAAAAGGGCCAATTGCTCCGCCGTTTCCGTGCCGTTTAGCTTGGCTAAACTCGCCTCGGCCAGATCGGCGCCGCTCTTCAACTCCTCGAATCGGGATAAGTTCTGAGCCGCGCTGGCCGCCGTCTCCTGGAAAGCCTTACCCAGGTCGCCCCCGACCCGCTTGGCCAATTTTTCAACGGATCTGCGGAACTCATCGACATCGCCAGTTTTGGCCAACTCATGGAACAGACCGTCGAAGCCCGCGACCTCGTCAAAGCCGGTGTTGGTGAAGATCAGATCTTCCCGGAGCGACCAATAGGTTGATTTAAGCGCCGCGACCTGGGCATCCATGGCCGCGCCGCTTTCCGCCAGGGCGGCCCGCAGGCTGTCTCCGGTCCGAAGGCGTTGGGCCTCTGACATCTCGTCAAATACGGTGACCACATCGGCGGCACCGGACTCGACGTCTTTTAGCACAGTTCGGAGCGAGGAAAGGGCGCTGCTATGGGCGGTAGCAGCCTTCTCGGCCTCGGACTGGCGGGTGGCGAGGTAGCCGATGCCAAGGGTTGCTGCGGTGATCGCGGCACCGACAGGACCACCGAGGGCACCGATGACGGTGGCTCCAAGGGACCTTGCCGCGACCCGGGCGACAGCCAGCCCACTGGCCGCGTTAGCCCGCGCCTGCGCCGCTGACGCACGGCCTGCCGCAATGGCTACGGCATTCTCGGCTCGAGCCAACTCCTTTTTGGTTGAGGCGAGTTCCACGGTGGTACGGGCTGCTCTTTGAGCTGAGACCGCATCGTCTCGCCGGGCCTTCGCAGCCCTCAACGCTCCCGCCGTCGCAATGGCTGCGGCATCCGCTTCCCGGCGAATTGCGGAGGCACTCGCTGCCCACGCCTTGGCGCCAGACAGAGCGCTCGTGGCGCTGCGTGCCAGGGCCGCACCCAACCGCCCCGCCACCACGCCCGCAGCGATTCCCGCAGCGCCCGCCAGGGTCTGAAGGGCACCGACGACAACGCCACTATTGTCGGCCAATCCTTGGAGGCCCTGGGCCAACCCACTGGTCGCCCCTAATTTGCCATCCACCTCGGCCAGGGCTGCACCCAGGGTATTCCGTGCCGCCTGCCCGGCGCTGGACAGCCTCAGAGGCATCGCCTCGAACCGCTTGTCAATGGCTTCGGTCTGGGACAGAAGCGCGGCGAAGATGTCGTCGCTCAACACCTCGCCATTAAGGACCATCTTGCGCAGTTCGCCTGCGGAGACACCCATCCCTTTGGCGATAGCCTGACCCACCGCCGGGATATTCTCCATCACCGAGTTCCATTCCTCGGCTTTTACAATGCCGGAGGTCATGGCCTGGGAGAATTGGAGCCCACCGTACTTCAGCGCATCGGCGGACGCGCCCGAAACCACGCCCAGCTTCTGGACACTCTCGGTAACCCGGGCGATTTCTTTGTCCGACCGCCCCAGGTCGCGGGCGCCGATGGCCACCCGCTGAAACATCTCGATATTGGTTTCAAGGGCCGAGCCCGTCCGGTTCGCGATCTCGAACAGACGCTTGGACATCTCGGCATAAGTGCCGGTCGCGGTCGTGGCGTCGCGCAGCCGGTCTTGGAGACTGGCATAGGCGTCCGAGGCGGTGAGCGCCTGACGGGCAAGCGCGGCGACCCCGGCCCCTGCGGCCATGCGATAGAGGGTGGAGAGTTCCGACCGCGCGGCCCCGGCACCAGTGGCCAAGGCCGAGAGGCCCCGGGCGCCTTCGCGGCCTTCACGGCCCAGGTGGCCGACCTGGTCACCCGTTCGGCCTGCGGCCCGACCCAGGTCGGACAGGCTCCGTTCGGCCCGGGCCGTTTCGGCCCGCAAGACCGAGCCATCGGCGTTGAACTTGATCGATAGGGTCAGGGACCGCGCTGCCACTTTTTACGCCTCCTTTCCCTATTCCGTTGCTCGACCCAGACCGCCAGGGCTTCGGCTTCACAGAGGCGGACCCCCTGAAAGGTTTCAGTATTGGCCGCGAGCCCTTCCATTCGCGCCGTGGTCTCGATCACCCCATAGTCCAGGCCCGTTGGTCCGGTCGGCCCGTTGCGCCATTGGGTGGAGAGGGCGAGGAACAGACGGAAGGGCGGGAGGTTTTCCGGCCAGATTTCGATGATTTGCGAGCGGTCCGCCTTCGCCGCGCGCCTTTCTGCCTCGACCACCTCAGGCGGGGCGCCGAAGGCTTCCAGTTCGTCAGCCAACGCGTCGCTGGCTTCTGGCGGAGGCGCGCCACCGGCCCAGATCCGCGCGGCGTCGGTTAGTTTTTTCTCTTGCCGCCGCCGTAATGGGCGTCCAGGTAGGCTTTTGCGATTGCTCCGCGCAGCCAAACCGCGTGTTCGAAGACCCAGGACAGAACGTCGTCGGTAAGGGGGATGGGGTTTCCGTCGTCGTCCTGGACACCGTCCCAGCCGATCAGAGCTTTCTTGATCGTGGTCTCGTCGGCCTCAAGACCGCCTTTTCCGATCAGCTCCTGCATCTCGGTTTCCGGGAGGAGTTCGAAATGGGCAGTGAAGGACCGCGGAGTGAATTTTCCGCCATCGGTCGGCTCCATCGCCGTGATCGGCCATTTGACAGTTTTGGCTTTGGTGACGTCGATTTTCAGCATGGTAAGTCACTCCGTTTTCGGGTTCGGTTCCTGGCCAAAGGCCCGGGCTTACTTGAAGGTGATTTTCAACTCGTCGTTGCCCGCATCGGGCTTCAGCGACAGCGGGGCCGTTTGCATGGCCGTGCCTTCGCTTTCGCCTTCACTGGGGGCCATGACCTGCACTTTTGGCGCCGACACACCGACGATGTTGCCCGCCGTCTTGCCGTGCTCAAAGGAGAGGGTTCCGTTGGTGTGGCTGGTGGCCAGATCTTCCAGGTCGAGGGTGGCCAGATCCTCTTCCTCCATCACCAATTCGCCTTCGGCGGCGCGGCCGGTGATATCGACGCGCTCTTGGTTGACGCGCGAGACAAAGGGGTAGTCGTTGGCGAAGGATAAACGCAGGGAATTGAAGATCGGCTGGGTGCCGAAAAAGCTCCATGTGCCCACATTGACGGGTTCGGCCACCACCGGTTTGACCCAGGCCGAAAAGTCAGGCGTGGGAAAGGCCACATTGGTCGGCTTGTTGTAGAGGCCCCGAAGGGCGAACTCGAAATAGGGCACGCTCGACCGCTCGGCCATGAACGTGACCGTGCCGCGCACGCCGGTCAGCACCCGACGCTTGTTGTCGCGCCAGAAATAGAGGGTTCCGTCCTCGAACCCGCTCGAAACGGGTTCATAGTCCACGGACACGCCCGCGCTGACCGTCTCGGACAGGCCACAAATCCGCAGCAGGGACCCCACCGGAGGCACATCCCCTGCGGCCCCGGCGCCCGAGGCCCGGACCTTGAAGGTGATTTCGGCATGCTTGCCCACAAGGTAACTGTCACCAGCGCCAAGCCAGGGCTGCACCTGGTCGTCGTCGACGCGGGTTGACTGGAGCGGAGTGACATTGAATTCGAAGCCCTTGACAGCATCGGCACTCCCCGGCGCCGCATCTGTGCCGTAGGCGCCACCGTTGACGGCACAGAGCACCAGTTTCAGGCGATCAAGTTTTCCGCCCATCGTTTAATCCTCCTTCGTTAGGGGCCTCGGCCGCCTTGGGGTCTGCCTTGGGTTTGATCGCCTTTTTCGGCGGGACCTTCGCCCCCTGGTCGGCGGCCCGTGTCAGGCCGCCCGTTGTGTCGCGGAGATATCTTCCACCGGTACGTTCGTCGGCCATGGGCCTCTCCTTTCGTTAGCCGTAGCAGTGCGTCGTCAGCCGCAGCCGGACCCGGTGGCAGAACACGCCCTGAAATAGAACGGGTCCGCTCTCGATAACGGCGGCGCCGGTCTCTCCGCTGTCGGGGTCGGTGATGGAACCGACGACGCCGCCTAAGGTGGCGTCGGTGCCGAAGGCATCCCGGACGGCCTCGACCAGATCGTCGAAGGTCAGTTCGCTGGCTTCGGCGTCCTCCAGCCCTTGAAGGCCGACCAGGTCAAAGCTGTCGATGCGGTCTATTGACCCGACGGCCACGGAGACCTTGCGGCCACCGACGCGGCGGACGTACCAGCCGCGCACTTGCCCGGCGTCGTCGGCGTAGTGGTCAAGAAAAGCCTTCTTGGCCGTGGCGTAGCGTTCGAAGGCGTGGACCTTGCCCACACCGTCGACACCCTGGACCACGGCAACGAGGGCCGCGCGGATCTCTGCGAGCTTGGTCATCGGGCGGCCTCCACCATGCGTTCGAGGATCCGGCCAAGGGCTTGGGTGACGATGGCCTGGACCTGGGCTTCGTTTGCCTCGAAGGCCGTCTTGAACATGAAGGCGCCGTCTGTGCCATGGGCCGCGATCTTGTTGGCGATGGCCCAGGCTGCACTTTTGGCCTCCTTCCCGCGAAGGCCCAGGCGGGCCTCGGCCCAATCAATCAAGGGTTCGATGGGCGGTCGATGTGGTTTGGTGCCCAGCTCGACGGGTACGGCATGGGCCACGGGGGTTCCCATTTCGCCCACCACGGTCATACCGATGGCCGTGGGCCGGTAGGCCGCGATGGAGGACCGGAGGGTGGAGGTGGCGCCGGTAGGCGTCCGCTCCTTGGTCTCCCGCTCCAAAAGAAGCGAGGCGTTCCAGATCGCGGCCACCAGCTCTTCCGAGGCGATCTCAGGGGCGGCCCGAAAGACCTCTTGCAGACTGGCCAGCTCCCCCAGGTCGACGCCATAGGCCGCGGCGCTCATGGTAAGCGGCTCCGGCTGGGCCGGGTCAGGCGGGGGAAGCGGTCGGGCAGCTCGGCGGAAGCGAAGGCACCCCGGGCCTGGGTCGCGGCGATGGCCTCGGTCCAGATGCGCTCCATTTCGCCCGCGCGCTTGGCGTAACGGCTGGATTTGGAGCCATGATTGACCATGTCGGCCTGGATCGTGGAGTCCTCCTCGCCCGCCGTGGCATTGGCCCGGTCGCGCAGGATCTTCGCCGCAGCCTTGGCCCGCAGACCATCGACCAGGGTTTCGGGAACGCTGCTCTCGACGTCGTCACAAATGTGACCGGTGGTGTAGTGGAGGCGGACCTGGTCGCCCTCAGTCACGACCTCCCAGGCGAATTTGATCTGGCCATCCATTGCCCGCCACTGGACGATGGATAGGAAAAGCGGCGGCACCTGGTCGGCTGGATGTTCGACATCCAGGACCCGGGAAATCCCATCTTCCCAGTCGTCGGGCAGGGGGATGGCCAGATCTTCGACACTGGCAAGGATAGACAGCTTGCGTGGCGCGGCGCGATCCAGGGCGCGCAGGGCGCCCGCCATGGCCTCGGCCAGGGCGTCCGCGCTCGGCTCTTCGCCCACCAGGGCCGCGATGGCCGTGATATGGTCCGCCAGGGGGATCATCGGGTTTTCCACCAGAAAGAGACCAAGCGGCCAATGCTGCGTAAGGTCCGGCCCACGGTTTCTGTGGCCCAAATTCCGGTTGCGATCCCCATCGACACGAAGAGGCCAGCGGCGAAGGCCCCGGCGATGAAATGGACGGTGTTCACGGGGCAGGTCTCCAGAGAAGAAGGGAAGGAGGCGCCCCCACAAACCCAGAGCACGGACCGGGTTCCGGGGGGGCTTTGTTCTCGGCCTCGGCATCGCTCCCGTGCGGGCGAATGCGTCAAAGGCCTCTGGGTATGGGTTAGGCGACGACGGATTTGTAGAAGGCCCGGTAGTCGCAGATCGCCCCGCCGTAGATGTGGCGGATCTTGTATTTCACCTGATCGTTGGTGAAGAGCGCCCCGGACTTGGGATCGTCGGCCACAAACAGCTCGGGCTCGTCGTTGCCGTCGAGGAAGCCGACTTCCAGGCCAGGAATTTCCATGGGATCGGCGACGGCGGCCCAATCGTTGGCGTCGGTAAACCAGGGAACGGGAATGATGTCCGGCGTCAGCGATTGAATGAACGTCTTTTCGTTCTCCGTGGTGCGCCGGAACATATCGACACTGGTTCGTTCCAGGGCGGCCGGGACCAGAAGCGCCTTGATTCCGATCCACAAGGGTTCGTTGCTGTCCATTTCGGCTTGGGCATACATGGCCAGCCGCGCGGCCTCCAGACTGTCTTCGTCCAAGGCCACCGTCCCGAGGTTTCCATGGTCCACATGGAACAGGGCCTTACCGTCGTAGATCAGGCCATTGCCGGAAATGAAGGCGTAGACGAACTTGGACAGGGTTCGCTTCGCCGCCCGGGACAGTTTGATGGGGATTTGCCGAACGGCGCCAACGTCGTCGTTCTTGATCATCTCGAACGACAGGGTTTCCACGCCGCCCCGCTTGGCCACGGTGTATTCGGCCTTTTCGTCGCCCGGGCTATCCAGATCAGTGTAAGGACCGTTCTCGGCCACCACGGGGAGGTCCCCGTAGCCCCCCCATCGGGTCCGTTCCTGGGTCCGGAAATCGTTGACCGGCACGACATTGCAGATATTCCGCCAACTGTCGAAGACGGTCCGGGTCCGGTAGTCGGCCAGCAAACGCCGGTTGATACCGTCACCCAGAACATTGGCCATGGTATCCGAGCCAAGGGCCTCCGCCATGCGGACCGCATCGCAGTTCCGTGGATTGCCGGTAACCAGATTGTCACCGGTCATTTCGATATAAATCTGTTTGATGGATCGGGCGTGGCGGTGGCTTTTGTGTTCCGGGTCGAAAAAGGCATCGAGCGCTTCCCGAAGCTTCTCCGCCCGGCTCTCACCCATGGTGATGCCGGAGATCCCACCAAGTCCGCCTACACCCGCGCGCCCAGCGGAAGAGGTCAGGTACTCCAGCTCATCCTTGACCAGTTTCTCGACGGCCGCGGTGGACAGATCTTCGGCGGCGGCTTCGCGCAGGGTGGCGCGCAGACGCTTCTTGGCGGCCTCGGGCAGGGCTGACCCCATGATTACATCTCCCGCCGCCTCGCGCAGTTCGGATAGGGCCGAATTGGCCGCGACGATCTCGCGGACCTGGGCCTCGGTCAGGGACTCCCGTTTTTCCGGGCTGGGGGGCCGCATGGCCTCCGTCAGCCGCTCGCGGAGCTGGTCGTCGGTGGCGGTAGTGGGATCCAAGTCACCCAGGGTCTTGGCTTCGCGCAAAAGCGCGATGATCGTTTCACGGTCCACGATGGAACCTCCATTTTCGGTAGTGGGATGGGCGTCGCCCTGGGCTTCCATGAGGCGGAGGATTTCCCCTCCCGCCCCGGCGTCGACGATCAGGTCGACCGAATGGACCTTCTCGAACTTCGTGGCCACACGAATGGGTTTGCCGTTGAGGCTGGTTCGCCGAACCAGGGAGGAAACGTCGATCGACAGGCCCCAAAGACCGAGGTCGCGGTCCAGCGCCTCGGTCAGGCGTTCCGGCCACCCACCGACCGACAGCACGTCCATGGTCGCGCGGATCTCGCCCTCGGACCCGGTTCCGTTCCCGTCGACGTCCTCCATATAGCGGGCCTCGGTCAGGCGACCGATCACGGCTTCGGGGGTCTTGCCGCCTCCGGCGATATGAACCTTGTCAGCCTTGGCGATAACCTTGACCTTGTCGAAAAGGCCCGCGTCGACTGCCGCCTCGAGAACGGCGGGGGGATAAATCGCCCCATTGCCTGACAGGCCCGAGCGGATGACCCGGACCTCGAACCGAGGCCCCTTCGCCCTGTCGGCCTTGGCCACCAGACCACCTCCGGCGGCCTCGGCCAGCCGGGCCGTGGCGGGAACGAAGTCCTCGCGACGCTCGACCTTCTGGCCTTCTCCGATGGTTACGGCGCCATCTGGTCCGACGGTGTAGGGGTAGCGGGCGAACCCGCCTTTTTCCCGCATCACGACGACGTCAGGGAACAGGGCCTCCACGTCGCTCCAGACGGAAAACCCAGGCATGAGAGACAGCTTCAAACGGGCACGGATGGCCGCTTCCAGCTTCTCCATCAGTTCCTGGTAGGAACCCGCTGCGGCTTCCCGCAAGGCCTCATGACCAAGGAGCCCCCCGTCTGGAAGAAACCTGGGCATTACAGGGCCGCCTTGATTTTCTTGCCGTCGACGGTGACCACGGTCACCTCATCGCCGTGAACCACGAAAGCCAGAACCTCTTCGGCCCGGACCTTGACGGCACGGGCGGCCTGGGCGTCGGTCAGGGCGCGGGCGCCCTCTCCGGCCGTGGTGGCGGTGGGGGATTTCTCGGTCTGGACAGGGGGCTGGGCCACGGTTCGGTCTCCGCCTTCGGTGAAAGGGTCGGGACCGTTAACCTCGCGTCCCTAAGAACCGAGAATGGCGAGATCGAACGCAAAACCCCGCCTGAAAGGTTTCAGGCGGGGTGGAGGCGGTGTGATGCCGGCCAGCATGGGCTGCCCAGCAAAGGGGGTCAATGGAGAAAGGGGCGCCTATTGGCGCCCCTTTCCCGTTTAGTCATCCACCAGAATGGGCCAAGCCTTGCGCCCATAGTGTTTTGCCCAGATCTTGCGTCCGGTGTCCGGACAGTGGCGCCAGGGACGGAAGATGTAGCGTTTTCCCGGCGGCGCCGGGGGAAAGGTATGCTTAATACGCATGCTCAAGGTACTCTCTGGGTCTTGGGAGAAACCTTGACGGATCCGACAAATTGACGCACATAAGTGCTGCTAAGAGCCAATGTCGATGCTTCGTACAAGGCATCAAACCGGTGCCCATAACCGGTTAGATTGGGTGATTACGAAAACGACGAACCCGGGTTGCCGCCCAAGTTCGTCGTTTTTCTATTCATGGGCCAAACCTTGCTCAGCCGGATTTCGGCGGCTTGAAACGACACGCCAAAACGAGTCACGAGGGCTTCCGGTTTGTCGCCCAAGGAAATCAAGGATCTCGGCATCAACAAGCATCCAGCGAATTGGTCCGCCTGCTTCTCCGCGCGGCAATACCGAGGAATGTGATCAACGCTCTTCCGCGCTAACTTGGTGCCCCCATGGAGAAACAGGTGTCCCAGCTCATGGGCCGCAGTGAAGCGGGCACGCCCTTGGCCACCGTAGGCCAATTGGACAACGTCCTCTCTCAGGGCAATGGATAAATCCTTTGGATCCGTTAGACCCTCCGCCCCTTCCATATACTCGTCGTCGCCAATTTCGAACGTGAAGTCGTCGAAGACACGAGGCATTACCTTTTCAAGAACGTCCATGACCGGGAACACTGCCAGCTCCGGCCTACCCATGAGGCGGAGCGTGCTGATTCGAAAGTCTTCCGCGATTTCTTCGATTTCCACCCACTTCCTAGCGGAGACAGGAAAGTCAAATGCCGTCATCTGTCTTTTTCCCATGGTTTTTGAGGATGTTCTGGATTGCCTCCAGGTCGTCATGCGAGAGGCTATTCATGCGACGAGCCAACATGCCAGCCGTATCCCGTGCCAAGGGGCTCGCTGGTCTGAGTGTGAAGGCTTCCCGTTCCTGGTCGCCAAGGCTGCGCATACTCTCCGCCTTGTCTCCGGAAAGGTCGTAGGTGACGATAATGGCTTCGATCATGTCGTCGGGGGCCGGACGTCGCCCCGTCTCGACCGCCGAGAGATAGGCTGCGCTCTTACCGATGCGAGCGGCCATTTCGGTTAGTCGCTCATCCCTATCGAGCCGCAACTTTCGGATCTCCTTCCCTAAGTTCGTCAGCTTGGCCATGATACTTGCTCCCGTGAGATCACTAGATGTAGACTGGAAACTCTGCTTTGTCACGCTATTCTTCAGTTTTGATTATTCAGCGTTGTAAAAAATATACACTCGTGATGCAGCTGTTGTCAACAGAGCGCCACCAACGGAGCTTATCTTTGGCCTTACCACCGGAAAGCCAAACGGAGCCGCCGCTAACGCACCCCTAACGCACCATACAGCGCAGTCTTGACCCTAAACGCAACGAGGGGGCGGACCCGGCAAGGTCCGCCCCCTCTGGCGCTTAAAACGGCTTGTTCGATTATCGGGTCTTCAGGCCCAGCATGCCCTCGCCTTTGGCTTTCCACCGCTCGCTGCGAAACTGGTCCGGAGCTTGGTCGCCAGCCGCGCGAGCCTTACGGATCCGCGCCCGGGCTTCCCGGGCCTCTGCCAGGGTCGCGGCATCCGGATCTTCGGCCAGAGCTTCGGTGAGCCGGTCCTTGTCGACAATCTGGTCCATGACAACCGACACTCCATTTTCGGTTTTTTCAACCTCCAATATACGGAAAAGCGTGCCGGATGGAAAGAGAACCTCCGACTCGTTTTTGAAGTGGGACAGTTCAGAGAGGTCGCGAGCACCGCCACGGGAGCGGATTTGAAAGAAGACCCGCCCTTCGAAGGCCGCACTTTCGGCGGTTGACGTAGACAGGAAGGCGGGATCCCCATGCACGCCTCCGCGTACCAGACCCGCGATCACCTCTTCGGGTAGGTCCGTGCCCCGGTAGCACCAGCCGTCATGCCCGGGTAGTTTTGTCATGGCGTCCTTGAGAACGCGGGTGTAATCGAGCACCAGCCGGTCCGCTTGGCCACCGCGTAAGGCCGCATTGACGATGCGATAAACTTCCCGACCTTCGCCGAACTGTTTCTTGTCGCCCGTATAGGCGCGTATCGCGACCAGTTCAGCGTCTGAGAGCCCGCCAAAGGTGTTGCTCCCCTTTCGCTTCAGCCCTTCCGCCCAAGCCAAGGTCTCTTCCCAATAACTTTTACCGGTCATGCCCCTTACCGCCTTTTCGGGCTCGAAGCCACCGGACAGGGCGTCCTCCAGATCCCGTTTGCGCGGGTTCAGGGTGATTTCCTGTTCCGTGAAGGCTTTTCGTCCGGGCGTGAGGACCGTCCAGGACGTCATGAACGGCAGACTCTCGCAGCCGCAGTTGACCCGGTGACCGACGGGAATATCCGGTGCTCGGGGATACATGATGGAGACCCCGCCGACCTTGAACGGCTTGCCCACGGGCACCACCTGGCCGTCGGCCAGATCGTGGGTCATGCGGGAATGGATCTTGCCAGAGCGGCGCCATTGCTTTTCCAGGCCGGGCAGGTGCGGTGCGGCCTGTTCGAACCGGGCCTGGGCTGCGGTGGAGAAGGCCGCGCCCACCTCGGTCCGCACAATGGTCAAAGCCCGCTTCCGGGCGGAGCCCTGAAGGTGCTCTTGCACGCGATTGATGGCCGTGCCGGGATCGATGACACCGGCGACCACTTGCGCCAGATCCGCATGGATCTTGCTCGCGGCCTCCCGAGCGATGCCCTTTATCCGGTTCGTGGCCATGACCTTGGTGGCGATCAGGGCGCCCAGGTCAACGCGGGGCAGGATCCCGGCCAGATGAACACCTCCTGCCGCTAGGGGCGCGTCCAGCAGGGCCACACCCGCGGCGCCCGCGCTGTCGATGCCCGTGGACAGGATTTTAGCGCCTTCCTCAGCAAGGCGGGCCTGGGCGGTCTCGATGGCGATCCGCACCTCGGTCAGACGCCACAGGGTGTAATCGGAAGGTTGGACGGCCAGGGCTGTGGCGATCTCCTTTTCGGCGTCCGCCAGCAGCTTTTGCAGCAAGAAATAGGTCTCGCGAAGGATCCGGCCCCGCTCGGCCAGCCGCTTGCGGCGCTCGGCCAGGAAGGCTTTGGCCTTTTCCTTATCCGTCGTCGGCGGAGTTTGGGGCGGGACGTCCTCGGCCACCGGTCAGCCCTCCGCCGTATCCACGGGATCCGGGGCGGGGTCGACGATGGAATCCCGCTCCTCCTTGGCCTTCCGCTCTTCCTCTGCCTGGGCCAGGGTGTCCTCGGGATCGATTTCCACGCCAAGTCGGGCCGCGAGGGAGGCGACCAGGCGGACGGCGCCCTTCCGGTCGATCAAGTTCTGACCGAGCATGGTGGATGCCGCCGCCGCAACCTGTGCCAAAGCGGCCGCATAGCGGCTCACGTCCTCGGACACCAGCTCCGGGAATTCGGCCAGCACGTCCAGACCCTCCAGGGCGAAGGACCGAGACACCACACGACCCCGACGCCGGATTGCCTCGCGGCCTACAGTCTCCAGAATGTTGCGGAGCTTCTCCTGTCGCAGGGTCAGCATCCGCAGGGCGGGAAGGCCCATTTCCGCCGCGCTCGCCCGGTTGACGTCTCCGCCTCCGCCGAACCAATGCTCTGGCAGGCCCAGGGAGCCTATGGCGTGGTTGCGGAACAAACGCGCGGCCTTCTCTCCGTCCTCGGCACGGATATCCGGGCTTTCCGTGGTCCATTCCTCGTTTTCGTTATGGACCCGAACGCCTCCGGTCGATGGGGGAACGGTTGTCGCGGCCCGGTCCTCCACTTCCTCTTGCGTCGCGCCCGTGATCTTCACATCCCAGATCCAGGCGCGCATATCGGCGGCCCGCTCCAGTTCTCCGAACAGGAACTGGTCCAGGGCATCGACCCAATCGGCGCTGGGCAACAGGTCGGAGCGCCCCCGGCTGGCCTTCATCAGGGCGTTGACCCGGAAAAAGAAGCAATCGCCATCGGTGAAGGTTTCTCGCAGGGCCTGGGCGCGGGGACCGAACAGGTCCTCGTCTCCCTGGTCGTGGGTATAGATGATCCGGTAGCGGCGCTTGCGCCCGTCCGCGTCGGGCGCGGCCAAAATCCCGATGGGCGCAGCGTAGTTGTCCGGGTCCAGGACCACGTCCTCGATGTCCGACGGATCCAGGTAACCCAGCCGGATATGACCGTCGAGACTCTCGAACACCGGCCAGCATTGTTCGCCGAACATGGCCAACTCGCGGACACGGCTCTCCAGGCCGGTTGCCATGTCGGTGATGGGGTCGGACCAAAAAGCGTCGATCCAGGCTTGGGCCTCGGCCACCTTGTTTTCGTCATCGCCGGTCACACGCAGCTTGACGCCACCGGCCAGCAGGAAGGCCAAGGGAATCTCGATCATCCAATGTCCGAGGGGAGTGCCTTCCCACAGAGCTTGGGCCAATCGGACCATGCGCGCCTGGGTCATGGGGTTGAGGTCGCGGTCCTGGCCTCCTACGCGCCGAAAGCCGGGCTCGTCAAGGCTGGTTGAGGCACCAGCGGCTTCGCGCAGAGCTTCCGGTTCGGGCTTGGTGGATCCACCAAACAGGTTTGACAGCCAGCCCATGGTTACCTTCTCCCCAAATTCAGAATGCGCCGTGCTTGACCTCCGAAGCGCCGCGCTAGGTTCGACATACCCCGTTCGGTCTGGCCGTCGTCCTCGTCTCGACCGCCGCGCCGATCCGGGCCTCCACCCGCGTTGGCTCCGGCCGCCACGCCAACGCCCATCGCCAACTGCCAGAGCATTTCCAGGCAGTCGGGACCATCGTCATGGTCGGCGTTCGGAAAATTGATCAACTGTTCTCGAAGGGTTGTATGCGAGGCGTGGAACAGGATCAGGCCCGCGTCGACATAGGGCTGAAGACTTTCAATCCGCAGGACCTTATCCGTATGGGGTTTCACGGCCATGGCAGGCACGGGGATGCCCCGCTCCACGGACCTGGTTAAAAGAACCTGGCGGAGGAATTCCTGGAACTGGATAGCCTCCACGGCCCATTTCACGCATCGGTAGGCATCTTGCAGGGCGATCACGTCATTGATGATCCTGTCCGGGACGCGGCGCCGGATGGCGGCTTCCAAGACGAACAGGCGACCCGTGCCCACATCCTTGGCACCCACCAGAATAGCCGAGGGATCACGGCCCTTGTTTCGACCACCCAAGGACGGGTCAACGGCGCCGAAATGCGCCCATTCCCGCAGGATTGCGGCGCGGTCCGCCCAGAACTGGACGTGTTGGAAGGTGGCGTCGCCGTCCGTGGGTTCGTTCTGGTATTCCGATCCAAAGGACGCGCCCACGCGGAAGCGAATGACCATCAACTTTTCGAGCGTCTGGACGGCGGGCCAGAGCACTTCCGCGCCCTGGTGCATGGCCTCACGATTATCCGCCAGGAAGGCGCTGGCCGCCTCCCGGCCCCGGTTGCGGTACAACTCCTCCCACTGGTCCCAGAGGTCCATGCGGTCGGGCCATTGGATGATCGCCTTGAAGGTGGTGGCGTTCCAGGCCGGGTTGATCAACTTCCGCTTCAGGACGGAATCGACGTGGAGGACCGTGCCCACATAGATCATGTCCATGGACCCATCAGGCGGTCCCAGGGGCTCGACGGCCCGGTCAATCCAGGCTTCGCGCTTGTCCCGTTGTGCCGGGCTGGCCACGTTCTCATCGTTCTCGATATCGTCCAGGATGACCAGGTCCGGACGCTGGGATCCGTGGCGCGCGCCACGGATGCGCTTTCCGGCGCCACCGCATTGGATCTTCGTTCCGTTGACCGTGACGATGACACCGACCTGCCAGACGGGGCCTTGACCGACGGCCTCGGGGAAGTCGTGGGCGAGGCGGGGATTGTCCAGCAGCTCCGTCTTGATGCCTTCCAACATCATCGCCGCGACTTCAATGGCGTCGGACAAAATCAGCGGATAGCGGCGCCGCTTGGTGATCACGCTCCACAGGGGGAAAAGCTCGGTCCAGAAGGTGGACTTGGCGTTTCCGCGGGGTGCGGCGATGGCCTCCCGGGCACCCCCAGGGCCGTCGGCGATCTCCTGCCCGCGCTTGAAAGTCCATTCGTGAAAGCTGGAGTGTTTTGCGCGGCCCCGGTGGGGAAAGTAGGTTTTGCAGAAAAAGCCGAAATCCGTTTTAGTCTTCTCCCGGCGTGCCCTGGTGGCGCCGGGGGACCGGTCGAATTCCCCCAGATCGGCGGCATTGGCGATTTCGTCGCGGAGCCCCTGGACGAATTCGGCCATATCGGCCAGGAAGTCGTCCGACTTATACTTGGATTTGGACTTTGTTCGGGGCGCCATCAGCCGTACTTCCGGGCCACATAGGCCGAAAAGCTCCCCAGAATATCGAGCATCAGGTCCACATGGTCCGGATATTCCTCCCGGACGAAGCTGCCCAGATCGCGCAGCAGCTCATTGGCCACGGAGAACCGGGCCATTTCCGGACTGGCCTTGGAAACGGCGTTCATGGTTTTCGTAAACGCGTCAGACAGACGGGACAAGGCTTCGGCTTTGGCCAGGGGGGAAATGCCCTGTTCTTCCCGCAGACCGTCGACGGTTGATTGATGCACGGTTAGGAAATCAGCGAGGACCAGTCTGGCCACCGTACCCGCGCCTTCGCGGCTCAGGGCATGGGCGCCGCGCGCCTTGTCCCAATCGTCGCCCAGGGCTGTGGCCTGGGTTTTCCAACGGCGGGCCGTGGCCACGCCGACCTCGGCCCGTTCTGCGGCCTGTTCGACCGTTAGGCGGTCGAAGATATAGGCCGCCCTAACGGCCTGTTTGACTTCCGGTCCATGGGCCATGGGATCAGCCCTTCAAGCCGATGGTGGCGGCAAGCTTCAGGGCCGTTTCCGTCGACGGCGCCCGCACACCGGCGACCACCTCCCGCCCTTGGGCCACCAGCCGCCCCTTGTCGGTGATGGCGCCGGTTTCGTCGATCAGGCCGGAGGACGCCAGAAACGCCAGGTGGTCGCGCACCTGCTCGACGGTGGCCGACAGGGCCACACCGGACAGGCCCTCTTGCAGGGCTTCGGCTGGGGGGGGAGGCGCCACCATGTCGAGGACGCGCAGACCTTGAAGGACCTCTTTCCCCGGGGTCAGGATCGCCGCACCGAGAACACCCAGTTCCCGAGAGACCAGCACAAGCCCAACCTCGCCCATCGCGGTCAGGTCTCCGCGCAAGTCATCCCGGGCCATGCCAAGGATATCGGCCAGCAGGGACAGATTGGCCGACCCACCGGGGGCCTTGGCCAAACCCGACAGGACCCGCCAGCGCCGGGCCGCCGCGCGGTCCCGCCCCGCGAGAATGATCAATAGGGCGAGGCGCACATGGCCCGCCCAGGTCTCAATGAAATCGGTCATCCCCTGCCTCCCTTGCCCGCATCCCGGGCCTCGGCCAATTCATGCTCCAGCAGGGTTCCCAGGCTATCCTTGACCCAGGTCACGGAGCCTCCCAGGCCGGTCAATTCGGCCTGAACGGCGGCCATAGCTGCGGCCATGCCCGCCACGGTCCGAGTCAATTCCTCAAGGTCTTTACGGGTCGGGAGCGCGTCGATCCGGTCCTCGACCCGCTGGAACCGGGCCTCGCCACGGCTCAACCGCTCGGACAGTTCGCGGTGCTCGGAATCATGCAGCCGAACCCAGGTTTCATGCTCGCGCCTGAGTTCCTCGACGCGGGCGGCATGGGCCGCCAGATCGGTCTTGGTGGTGAAGACCTGGCGGAGACGGAGGATCAAAAGGGTGATACCTCCACTCATCGCCATGGCCGCGAAAGGGGCCAGTTTGGTGGCGTATTCCAGGATATCGGGCCAAGCCATTTATCGGCGCCCCCCTGCGACCATGCCCACCAGGGACCGGGCCAGAGAGGGCGGTTCCTCTCCGGAGGCCAGGACCTTGTCTTGGGATCGTTTGTGGATGTTCACGCCAAGCACGGCCAGGGCGACGGACCAGATGGCAAAAAGGGAGCCGGACAACTCGGCCAGGGACCCCACAAGAACAGCGGTCAACCCAGGCTGGGCGATGGTGGTGTAGAGGATGGCCACAGTCAGGCCGATCATTTGGACGGCCCAGGACACGGCCACCACGTAGCCGAAGAAGGGTCGCCAGCGCGCGGCGAACTTGTCTTTGCTGCACAGCTCGGCCCGCATGGTTTGGTGCTGCTCGGAGAAGGCCGCTTTCTCCGCGTCGATCTCAGCCAGACGTTCGGTCATTGCGGCTTCGCGGAAGCGGGCGGAGAGTTCCGGGCTTTCCTGGATCGCGGCAACGGCCTGCCCGGGGTCATCGACCCCGGTAATATCCTTGGCCACGTCGATGACCTTTTCGGCGACGCGGCCACTTTTATCGCCTGCGATCCAGGACACAATCTCGGGTACGATGGTCGAAGCGGCCGAAATGGCCAGGGGAATAAGAGGAAGCATGACCCGCCTCCTTACCGTTGATCGAGAAGGAAAGCGGCGACCCGGTTCATCCACCCATGGGCATATTCGGCCTGGGAGGGATCCCGGGTGATCAATCGGCCCAGGTGTTGGATGCGGGTGGCGACCAAAGCCTGGAAGACGCGGGTCGGGTCCTGGTCACGCAAGGCGGCCAAGGTCTTCGGACCGACCACACCGTCGGGCTGGGCGCCGACGGTATACTGCAACCAACGGGCTGCTGTCGTGGTGCCGGAGTGGACGCCGCAATCGACGACGAAGGTCCGAACACGGGGAAATGGAATGTCATGAAAGCCCGGTTGCGTGACATACATCTCCCGATAGATGCACCGCGCCATCACCTCATCCAGCGCGGCAACGTCACCGGGCGAAGCGGGGCGACCCCAATAGGCGGAGAGGGTGGACTGGGTGACGCCGTATTTGGTGGGGCCACCGCGATCCGTGGCCCGATTGGTATACTCGGAGCCCTCGGCCGCGAGGATGCCGTCGATGATGGCGGTGATGTCCGGATCGTGGGCGCCCATGGCCGTCTCCCCCGTGGTGGTGCGATAGGGGGAGAATGGGGGAGGGGGACTGTCCTGCCCGCCTGAAAGGGTTCAGGCGGAGGACCCGTCAGCCGAACAGATCCATTTGGGGGTCGGCGACTGTTTCGCCGTGCGATTTGGCGCGCCTAATCTCATTGTAAATGGTCTTTTCGGAAACGTCGATGCGAAGGGCCACCTGCCAAACAGGTGCGCCGCCCGCGAGTAGCGACAAGATCCTGGCTCTTCGCATCTTTCGTATGGCGAGAAACATGGAAGGAACATAGATCTTGAAATCTCCCTTCGCTGCGGCGGGGCCGTCTGGACCGCGAAATATCCGGTGGACGGCGGCGGCGTCTTTGTCCCCCAGGATGTGAACCAACTTGCAGTGGGTGGAGAGCGTTACGGGAATGATCACGTCCGTCCCCTTTAACTTGGCCACAACGCGCAACATCAGCTCTTCCCCGCCACCTTCCAGAAGCTTGACGCAGACGTCGGGTAGGTTGCCGTATTGTTCGCGGTAGGAGGGGCGACGCTCGGTCATGACCCGGCTCCCCGGACCCGGTCCATCTCCGCCAGACAGGTCGGGCCGCCGCACAGGTCAAACCCGCGTTCGATCTCGGCTCGCGTAAAGACTCCATGTCCCGTCTTCTTGTTGAGATTGTCTACGTCGAGGTATAGGTCGCAATAATAACGACCGTCGGCTCCGACCCAGCGTAAAAACGCGAAGGCCTGCCACGCTTCGAAATGGCCACTGGCGTCGAAGAAGTCCCCGGCGTGGTAAGTCCTGGACCAGGACAACAGGGCATAGGGGCAGGTTGCGGTCATCCTCAGGCCTCCCCGAACGTATTCGACTGGTTTCCCCAGCATGTCCAGCCCGACCGGCGATGGCGGTTGAACAGCTCCACATACGGCCCGTCGAACAGGGTCTCTATGCGCTCGTATTGCTCGGGCGGCTTGCGGGAGTGCTCACGCCTTGGCGAGCGGATGGCGTCCAGCGGGTTCCACTCGATAAAGTCCCGGACGGAATGGACACCCTCGGCGGCCAAGTCCTGGCCGAAGAAGCTGGTGCCCCGCCGCAGGCTTGGACTCCCCCGCGTGCACAACAAACAGGGTTCGACGTTCTTCCGGGAGCCATAGCCCGGCCCGAAGGCATACTTCCCGGTTTCCGGGTTGTACTTGATCCACTCCCAGGCCAGCCCGGAGTATCTGAAATCCCAGGCGTCGACGATCTCCATCCAACGCGGCATCAGGGGCCAGACGGTCCAGAGGAACAGGGCGCAGTCCTTCGCGGCCAGAACCTCGACCGGCATGGCCGCGATCTGCTCAATGGTCATGGTGTCGTAGTGCGCTTGGGGGCTCCGGTCCTCGCCTTTCGGGGACCGGGTATCGAACCGGGTGGCGGGATCGGCCAGGATCACCCGGAAGCCACGGGGCGGGCGCAGCTCCGCGAATTGGCTTCGGAGGTCAGTCATGGCCCAACCCTCGTGATCCGCTCCAACCGCGTCAGCAGAGCCGCCTCCTTCTGCTGGCTAACGCTTGCCTCCACACCGGGCAGTCGAACCCCTGGGATTGCGGCAAGGATTTCCCGGGCGCGCTGAAACGCCAGGGCGCGATCCTCCGGCGGTAGGGCTCGGAAATCGCTGACCAAGTCATCCATGGGGCCGCCCTCCGATTTGGCGGGGGCGATCACCGGACAGGCCCCGGTGGAGCGCAATGCCGTCCCCGGCCTTTTGCCCAGCTTGCCGGGCGATGGTCTGCCCTTCCACCCGTCTGGCAGGGACCGAGGCGCTGGGGGTGGTGCAACAAAAACGGCGGTTCCGCTCGGCCTGGGCCTGTTCGATCAGTTTTGGCGCGGGCTGGCCAAAGTGCTCCAGGACCGCGTCCATAAGCCGCTCGACCATGCCCTGACGAAAGGCTTCGACAAGGCGCGGGCGGAGGGATTTGAGCTTCAGGCGGACTTCTCCGCTCCGACCATACCGGCCCACGGCCGCCTCGACATGGCGCGCCAGGAACACATGGAGATAGACCGCGACCGTCGGGCCAGGGTCTCGGCCAATGTAATGCCGCAGGCCGGTTGCAGGATCGACGACGCAGACGCAGCCTGTGCAATGCCCGATGATTCTCCACAGCGGGTTCATGAGCCGGTCGTCTTCACTGTAAGGCGCGTCGGCCATCTCCATGCCCAGGCTGGCCTCGTCTAGCCCATGCTCCCGCATCAGCTCGGCCGCCTTGGCCGTCGCGGCTGCGGCTTCTTCCGCCGTGCAGCCGTTGGCCTCGGTCATGTTGAGGAGCGCAGCGAGGCGCCGTTTGAGGGCGTCCAGGTCAGCCATGACCATCCTCCACATGTTCAATGGCCTTGGTCGTATCGACGGTTCGCCAGTCGGGCCAGGTGCGGCTTTCGTTGCGTCGCAACTTGTTCGCCAACATGTCCGTGATGTGTTCCGGAGAGGCTCCGGCCCGCCAAGCCCCGTCTATCGCCAGAAGCATCACGTCGACCCATTCCTCGGTCGCCGGATCCGTTTCAATCTCAACCAGTTTCTTGCGGATGTGGTCGCAAACACCTTCAGTTCGTTCGCCCGGCCCGAAGGCCCTAAGGGAAAAGGCCCTTTGCCGCTCGATATGCGCCAGAAGGTCAAACTGCGGGACGCGGGGAGTGGCTAGAGCTGCAGCCTTGAGAATGGCAATGTTGCGCGCCGTATTCCGAATGACGGGGTAAATGTCTTCGCTCTCGATTTGCCCTGGGCGCGAGACGCTAGACAGCTCTTCAACAAGGCGCTTGGGAACGGCGATATTGCTGTCATCGCTGATCACATGAACTTGGATATCGGCGGCGGTGTAAGCCCCGGCCCAAGGAAGTGGCCATGCGTACCCGGCACAGTCCTCCCGCCACAGGGTCACGAAGGGATCGGTTCGCTTGGTGTGCTTGAGGCTGACGATATAAAACAGTGTCTCACTCATGACCCCGCTCCTTCGCCCGATAGCGCCGCTCGATCTCCGCGATCAACGTGGCCGCAGCCTCGACCAAGGCCGTTTCGTCCTCTTCCCCATCCGTGTGGTCGTCGTCGACTTCTGCGTCGAACCCCAGCTCGGTCACCTGACGCAGGCGGGCGTGGACCACGTCGACGATGACCTGCTTGCGGATCCGGTCAGCGTCGACCGGGCGCGTTTCATTTTTCTGGTCCGAATTATTCATGGTTCTATTCGCCTTTCGTTTGCTCGGCTTTGAGCCGCTTAATCCAGGCCTTCAAGGCCTCAATCACCCGGTCCAGGTCGTCCTCGGCCATCATGTCCGGGTCGGCGGTGACCTTGTCGGGCAGACTGAACTGACGCCGGATCCAGGCGTGCAGCGCCTTCCGCTCCTTCGCCTCAATCGCCCCGAGGCGCTTCAATTCGCCCCATTGGGCATGGACCTTCCGGGCCTTGGGTTTGTCGGACTCCCTCCAGAACTTCTTTTTCGGCCCAGTCCAACCTCGGCGCTGAAACTCGTCCAAAACCGCTTGGCACTCGGGTTCGGTCAATTTGGTGGTGGAGGTTTTTTCGGTGCCGAAGGTTTTCTTCGTCACTCGACCGATCACGGCGCGGCGGGTGTCGTCGTCGAGCCCCATGGCCTTGGCGGCGCCGTGGATGGCGCCCCGCATTTTCTGGATGCTCATAGCCATTGCTCCGTTGGCCGTGCCCGGCAATCGGCGCACATGCGATGGTGAGGGCCTTCGGACAGAAAGCTTGTCCGACAGTTCATGCAGGCACGGGTTTTCTGACCCGGCGGCCTGGGGGGATCCTCTTTTCCGGGGAGCCAGTAACCACGGCCTCGCTCGTGCAGGATTTTCCCGGCAGAAATCAGCGGGGCGACGGCGCTGGCAATGGGGCCTGTGCTGCAATGCAGTCGGGCGCAGAGCTGCGTTTCGGTCATCCGGCCCGCTTCCAGAGCCTCCAGTAAGCGGGCGTGAAAGATCCGCCCCACCCCGTCCGCTTTTCGTCTATTCGGCATTCGACCGCTCCTTTTCTGAAAGGTCACGGGAGGAGACCGGCCCCGCCTTATCCAATTCGATGGGTCCGCCCGGGCGCACTACTTCCGCAGTGGATCCATGGGACCGGCCTCCACCGGTGACCTCTCGGGCTCGCAGCTCTTCCAGCAGGTCTGCGGGGATCAGGCAAAGCCGGTAGCCCGCAGGAACCGCCAGGACGGCGGAGTCCTGTAGGTTCAAATCACACTTGCCGAGGCGGAACCGGGAGAGTATGGTTCGTGAAATCCCCACATCGGCAGCCAATGACGTTCCTTTCGCGTCCACCGCGAAGGTGCGTAAACAATTGTTTACGGCGAAGTACCCGGTGAGGATCCTCATCGGTTAGACCCCCACCGCGCGGCGATACAGGGATAGGATTTCCTCCTCTTCCGCCAAATCCTGGGGATCCTGTTTGCGAAGGTTCACCACCTTGCGCAAGATCTTGGCGTCAAAGCCGTTGCCTTTGGCTTCGGCGAAGACACATTTGATGTCGTCGGCGATGGCCTTCTTCTCTTCTTCCAGGCGCTCGATCCGCTCGACATAGCTCCGCAGTTGATCTGCGGTGATGCCGCCGATGTCCTGACCGTCGTCGTCCCCGGCTTCGGGGAAATCGTCTTCCTCATTCATGTTCGGCTCCCATTTCCAGGGCCGCGCGCAGGCGGCCCATGGCATCCGGGTTTCCGGGCTCGGCGGTCACGGCCCGAGCGGCGGAGACGATCCCCGCCAAATAGCCGGAACGGCGCGGGTCGATCTCGACCGCCCGGGTCCGGTACCGCATGCGCCGCAGAAAGCCCTTGCTCACCAACTGGCCGACGATGCGATGGGCATTCGAGGCGGACGGAAGGTCGGCGATCTTGGCCAACTCCCGCATGGTTGGCGAAGGGCGACCAGCAAGGGCCGCGTCCTCGTAGATCTGGAAGACTTGGGCTTCACGCGCGGTCAGCATCGGAACCTCCCAGGGCATCCAGGGCCTCGCGGAGACCGCTTCTTATCGCGTCGAGATTTGAGTCCTCCACCTTCGCAGAGGTCCAGTGGAGCAGATCAATTGCGGCTTCCCGCGACCGCTCCAGTCGCTCGCACTTCCCGCGCAAGCTCTCGCGGCCCGGCGTTACTGTGGTCGGCTGGATCGAGGCGATATCCAGTGGGATCATGTCGTGGGACTCGCCGGGACCTCCCGCTCTGTAGGCCCGCAGATAGGTCTTTGCGCCTACCGGGCGCTGAGCGTCACGAATGGCCCGCTGAACCTCGGACCAACGAGGGTCGTCGAATTCAAGGCGCTGGAGCTGAAGGATCGCCGCGCGGTCAACCTTGCCTTCCTTGTCGACGTTGAACGCTTGGTTCACCAGGGCCAGAAGGAAGGCATCGGCTTCCTTCTTCCGCTCGTTCACCATTTCGTCCAGCAGCGCTTTGGCTTGGTGGAGTTCTGGCCCGAACTCGATCCGGTCGGCCACCGCCACTTTGACCTTCAGGAGGCCGTCGAATGTGGGGTATGTCCGGTTCCCCTTTCCGCCCGGCCGCGCCACCCCGTATTCCTGGGCCAGCAGATCGTCCAAAGCGGCCACGTCCGCCAGAGAATGCCCCGCGAACCGCGCCAACTCCGCCGACAGATCTTCGGCGTAGTGGATGATTTTGCGCACCGCTTCATCGATCAGCAGATCGGCGGGCTTGATGTTCTCCAAGGGCACCAGATTGTCCCTGGAGTCCTTCAGATAGGGGCGTCCGTCGATTTCGA